TCGCCCTTATACTCAAATTCTCGCATATTTATTTTTAATTCAGGTTTCATTCCTACTATTTTTGCATTATAAAATTCACTTAATGATATAGAGGATATATCAGCAAATACCTTCCTTTTCTTTTCTGTTTTTATCCAACCACCAATTTTTTCATCTTGTGTAAGCTCATTTTTTATTAAATATATAGGATTTATAAACTTCATATAAATTTACCCCCTACAAATTTGCATTGCTAACATTTTAAAAGCAGGGGAAAACTTAGTATCCCCCGACTTATTATTTAATAAATCATTAACACCTATTGATATACAAGCAAATACCTCTTCTTTGCTATCCTCTTTTATTTGAAGGCCTCCATTTATAAGATATTGCTTAACAGCTCTTATTTTACCTTTTATATTCCTTATTACTTCCTCATCCTCGTAATTCCTAAGTCTGCTAATACAAAAGTTAAAATTTCTTCCTCCATATTTACTCCTTATCTTCTTGTAAATTTTTCGTTCTTGCTCTAGATACACTTTTTTTCTTTAAATAAATTAATCCACCTGCACCAACTAATTTATTGGAGCTATCCTTTCCTATTGCCATTTTTCCATCTACAATCATTAAGCATTTATGAATCCACTTATTTTTATCTTCATCAAAATACTTTTTATAGTACATAGATAAGTTAGAATTTAATAAATATTGTTCTAAGTTTACTAATGCTCCAAACACTTCTTCTTCTGATGCATTATCATAACCTTTGAATTGATCTGTTGTTAATACTTCTCTACCATTTAATATTTTTCTTCCTTTTTCATCTATTCTTCCTAGGCCTATCTTTTGCCCTGTAGTATCTACCATTGAATTTAAATGCATTTCCCAAGTTTGTTTGTTCATCATGTAAACTAAACTATCATTATCATATGCTTCATCAACTGCAGCTTCAGCCTTTGCCCAGCCTTTAACAGTTCCTACTTCTGCTTCACTAAATGTTACAATATTCTTTTCTGGTAAATCTGCAATTTTTGTTAATCCTAAAGGTTGTCCACTACCTGAACCACTTACAACTGCCGTTTCGATAGCTCTAATCATAGCCTTTTTAAGTTGCTTTACCATTGTTTGCTCAAATATTGGTAACGCTACTGTTGCAGCTAATAAACCAATCGCAACCTTCGCCTCTAACATATGATATCCAAACGTTATTTTAGCTTCCATTTTTGCTTTCTTTTCATCTGAAGGTGTGCTTTCATCTGATAACCAAGTTGCTTCTGGCATTATTTCACTAATAGGTATAGCAACTCCGCCTTGATATTGAGTTTGAGTTATTTTATTAATTATTTTCCCTTCTACTGTTAAATCCTCAATTACTTTATTCATAATAGTAGTTGGTATAACTGCTGCAACATCTCCTACAACTGTTAACTCTGCTGATCTCTCTTCATTTTTAAACTTTTCTGGAATTGGTGTTCCACTAACTATATAATTTCTAAACGCTTGTCTATATTCTAATGAGCTATACATGTCCTCTTCCCCCTCTATACTTCTTCTTGATGGATTTCCTCCATATGTTCCTAATGGATTAAATGTTCTTTGTTCTGGACCTTCTCCATCATTATCACCTCTTGCTGCTGGATCTTCTCCTTCTCC